ATCATCAGATATAGCAGATTCCATGTCAGCACGGAATTCTACATCACCTAGTCCCTTGCCTCCCTGCGCTAGAAAATTTTGATTATTTTTGTAAGCTTGGCGAAGATTGCTAGCTTCCTTACTAAGTAGCTTAGATTGTTGAGTGGCTTCTTTATCGTTATCAAATTGTATAAAGTTGCCTGTGTCCATTGCTAAGTCATATGCAGCTTTGGGTTTTAATTTTACTAAGGAGTATGAACCATCCGCTTGTTCTTGAGGGACTACGGTTGGAAAAAGTTTACCATCCATACTCATTGTTTGAACAGAAGCTTCTTTCCCATCTACCTCTATAGTCGGACTTGACGGGTCAAGCATCCGTCTAATAAAAGGCTTTTCGTAAAAACTTTCAGGTATTTGTACAGTCAGTCCTCTTTCGCTAGCCATTATCCTTCTGCCTTGACTATAACTTCATCACGCAAAGTACGAAACCGGCGCAGTTCTTGTATAGCACCTTGGGCTTGGTAAACGGCTTTCATATCATCGCCTTGTTCCATGCTACGGTGCATAGCAGTGATACGTGACTCCATATACATTTCTAATGCATCAAGATTACGCTTAACATTAACGAGAGGTAAAAGTTTTTTAGCTATTTCTGGGGTCATTTAAGTCCTCCCATTATGCTAGCTAATTGTGCGCCCATTGCTTGCCCACCTTCTGGCTGTGGTGCTTGTTCAGGTGCGGCACTAAAGCCCTGTTCTCCCGGAACTGCAGCCCCGCCTACACCGATGTTACCGCCGCCGCCGCCGGACATATCCATTGGGTTCATACCTTGGGCTTGCTCTTCTGGACCAGCCATACCGCCAGCGGCTCTAATGATTTCAGCTTGGCGAAATGCTTCACGTTCATCATTGATAATTTTTTCAGCATCCAAGTCCATTGCTTGTGCCAGCTCCCGCAATACAACAGGAAACTTAACAAACGATGCTAGGTTAGGATTGCCGGCAATCTGGAGAAGCTGTAACAAACGTTGGCTACGAACTTCGTTCTTCATAAGGCTCTCTGTACCACGTGCTTTAATCTCTAAGTCGCCACGAACAGCGGGGTCAAAATCAAACTGCATATTAAATGCGTAGAATGCCTCGCCCAATGGCTGTAGCAAATAGTCATCAATATTTTTAACAACGCCTTTAATGCTAATTTGGGCAGCACCCATAAGCATAGAAATACCTGCCGCAGTTCGTCCAGTTCCTTGAACACCTGTTTGACCATGTGAGTACGATGGAATGCCTGTGGCATCATCAGCAAGTTGTCTGGCTTTATCAAACATCATCATGTTTTCTTGTGATACGTTAGGATACTTAGTTCCAAACAGCGACTGACCCGGTGCGCCACCCTGACGACGGAACACCTTACCCGGATATAGTTCTAGGTCTTGACCCGGAACAAGGTTAGTTTCGTCAATCTCGAATATCAAGTTACCCGACAGAACAGCGTTATCAACAGCCATACGCATAAAGCCATTCATTAGTTGCTGTGTGTCAGTCATGTTTTCAGCTAGGCCAACACCAAAGAATGAATAAGGGTTTAACTCGTATGGTGCGGCAAAGTATGGGATGCGCTTTGGTGTGAATGGGTTGATTACCAATCGTAAGACTTGGTTGTGACAAACCCAACAGTTTACTTGCAGTGTATCTAAATTAGCTAATTCTTTAGGAATCTCTAATCCTGCTTCTTCAGCTGCATCTTTATCTATGTTGCCCCAATACTCAAATATCTCAAATCGTTCTACATCATATGTGCTTCTGTAGTCTTCAAGGTCGGCTTCCCACCACTTACGCACATAGTTAGTTCCCATGCTGATTGCAGAATCAATAGCATCATGCCGAAAGTATGGACGTTTTTTAAGATTACGTAATTCAGAAAAGCTTAAACGGTGGCGCTGAATAACAAATTCGCACTCATCCATGTTTTTTGCATCTGAGTCAGGGTATAAGTTCCATAGAGAAACATTTTCTACCTTAGGTACGGTTTTAATAATGGGAGAATAATTACCTTCTTCATCCCAGTTAGGGTATTCTTTATCATAAGCAAACGGCCCTTTTAGTACGCCTGTACCAAACAAAGCCATCTCAAACGCGGTATGTCGCAGATGCTTAGAAGCACTTGACTCTTCTAGCTGGTCAAGCATTTTCTTTTCCATGCGTTTTGCTGCGGTTTCGGCAGGATGATACGTTTGAGATGTGGGGGTCTTGCCCTGACCTATTCGTAGTTTATCGCCTAACTCGCCCAGTTCTTCAGAAAAAACACCCAGACTTAAATCATCAAGCATCTGGCTTGTAGCACCGGGTGGAAGTTCTGCACCATCGCCCGGAAAACCATATTTGCTTTGTAGTTCGTCCATAGCGTTAGTATCATCTTTAGGGTCAAAATGAACCGCTTCTTCAACGCCTTCTGGCACCAATGTAGATTCAACACCTAGGGGGAACCTTTGACCAGCAAACAATACATCAATAATCTGACCGTATGCCGCTAAAACTTTAGTTTTTGTAATTTTAATAAATACTTTTGATTTTTCAGTAGAAGTAAATTGAGTCTCTGTGCCATACAAACCACGATACTGACGATAGGCATTTAGCCACCGCTCTTCTTCTTCTAACCTGCTAGCCTCTACGCTTTCAAATTTATTTGAAATATATCCTGCTAGTGCTTCCGAACCAGTTTCCGGTTCAAATACCAGTGCTTCAATATGTTCTTCATCAGCCATAATTAATATCCAAAGTTTGCATCAGCGGGTTGCCATCGTTGATTTGGTGGTCCACCAGAAAAATCAAAGACAGAACGTGATTTGGGACGCGTCATAATACCGTATCGTAACGCATCATATAAGTGGTCTTCTACTTTAGTGTTGACATCTTCTGGGTTGGTCTTATCCATTGGCAGGGTTGGCAATTGAGCAATTAAGTTAGTACAGTTGCTCATTATTTCAATGCCGGCTCTACCGCTTTCCTCGTCAACCTGTAGTCGTCTATGCAGTTCGTTCTTTCCTGCTACACGGCTCCCCCTGCTTCTGTCTGATGGGCGCCACCTACACCCTTCAACAATCATTTGTTCTGCAAGGGATGGTCCTGTATCTCCGCGCTTATGCCATAGTGATGAATCGAGTACACCGTAATGTATTGATTCATATGCTTCAGCAGCTAGTACCATGTGAGCTAATTCTTTAGCTGGTACTTTACTTACGTATAATTCCCGATAAACAATTAAAGTTTCGTTGGTTGGGTCTACAGTAAACCAAAGAACGCCAGAAGCAGAAGCGTAGCCATAATCGCAAGCCCTGAACTTTCGCCATGAGTTCGGTATTTCAAATGGGTCAATAACGTGTACCCGCCTATCAAATTCCGAAAATGCCGCACCTTCAGCAATGTCCCATGAACCCTCTAATAATTGCTTACGCTGTACTTCGGGCAACGAAAGCAGCATGGCCTCATAGTCACCGGCCTCATACAGGTACGGGTTATCCAACAATTTAGCTGGGACAAAGCGCCGACTAAAAAGTGGCTCACCTGCTTTAGAATGGGCACTGGGGTAGACGAGCTTTTCTCCAGTGGTAATATCAGTCGCCCAAAAGGGTCTTCCCGGACTCGACGGGTCGATGAACATTTTCTTAACCCAAGCATGTCCTGGTCCGCCAGGGTTTGTTGTCGCCCGCATGAAGACGGGGAGCGAAGGGTCTGCTGTTCTAAGACGCGAGCGTAAATAATCCCAAGCATAAGGTGTAGCGTACTGTGTTAGCTCATCTATGCCAATATATGTAAACGCCTGACCTTGGTAACGTAGAACGTCTTTGTCTTGTTCTAGGTAAGTCATCCATATTCTAGCACCGGAGGGAAAAATCCATTGACTTTTCTTTTCCATCCATTTTGCACCCGGATAAGCATTCGGGTACATTTCTTGACTTTTGTGTATCAATTCACGTAATTCGTCATTTGTTCTACGTAGAATTAGCGCATTGAAATTTTTATTGTTGCAATACCGCAACGGGTCAATAATTAAAGCGTATGACTTGCCGCCCCCAGCGGCGCCCCCATAAAGTACCTCGCGCTCAGGGGCAGCAAGAAAATCAGTTTGTGGGCCAGGGTTTGGCTCAAATAGAATCTTATCTTCAGTCTCTTCAACTTCAAATCCCCCAGTTCCCATAATCTGCATTTCGGGTTCGGGGTTCTCAAGGCGCTCAAGCTTGTTTATTTTCTTCTGCGCCATATTAAGTTGCATACGTGCAGAACGTTTTTGTTTAGCTAGACGAGCCTGTTCTTTTTCCTCTTTAGTTTGAGGTGTTGATGTTGCCTTCGTTTTGGGCCTTGGCGGTACGGCGTTTTTGTTCAGCATACTTCCGTCTGTCTGATTTGTCTGTCTTTACACGTTTCCACAGACCCATAGGGGTTATAGAGCGCCCTGTGTACTCTGTAAGCCATCTTGCCACTTCTGGGTAGGAGGATGCCTTTAAATAGTCTAAACCCTGCTCCAGCGCCTCCAGTTGCTCATTAACGGGCTCTAGGAGCTGGCGGTCATGTTCTGACCTCTTATATCCCCACGGTACTCTGGGGCCATTGGTTCTTTCGTATCGTTCAGTTGGATTCAATTTCTGAGCTAGTGTCATCATCTTTTGCTGGTAAAATAAATACCCCAATTGGTTTATCTGAAGAAACGTTTAATTTTTCTACTTTAGAAAGTCCAACTCTATCCAATACCTGCTGGGAAGCAGCTAGTCTTTCTCTATTACCTACGGCTGAAGGGTCGTCAATAACACCAACCATTGATAAAACGGCTTTAGGCGCGTTAGCTGCCATTTCTAATTCAGCACGTTCTATAATTTCTGTACGTAATGACTGTATTATAGCATATGGATTAGTACTTGTCGAGTACCCAGCTAAACGCATAGCTTTTGCGTAGTTACCTTTGGCTTCGCCAAATAGGGCATCTAAAAAGTTGTTTTGCAATTCTGTAAGTTGTTTAGGCACGAGGATTCACCTTTTTTCCTGATTTAGTACGTTTAAAAGAACGATTTGCACTACGTGATTTTACGGCTAGCTTTTTGTTGTTCATGGGGTTGCCTGTTGTATGGTGTACATCTTTGCCATCACCTTTAGTAACCTTGCCCTTTTTAGCCATGATTGCTCTAGCGGCATTACGGGATGCGCGTCGTTTCTTTTGTTTAGGCTTTGCATGGTACTTATCATACTCAGCTCTATAGTTTCGACCTGCCATATTAATTAAACTCCAAGTTATTTAGGTAGTATAGCAAAAGCTAAAATTATAAGACCCACTGCTGCACCCACCACTAAACTGACTAATACACCCGTTTGTACATTTTCCATCATTTCTTCGTGTGCAATTCTAGCGGCTCGTTTTGCTGCCGCCTGAGCTTCTTTAGCTTCCTGTATTCGTTTGGCTCTTTCAGCTACAATGCCTTTCCATGTACCAGGCCCAAAACGCATATCAACCATTGTTGCGATTTCTTGCATTTTTTCTTGCGCTATACGAGCATCAATAACTTCACGGGCTACTGTGCTTACACCAAACTGGTCCCCGATACCAGCACTAGACTTTTTAGCCCTTTGTTGCTGTACTTGCTTTTCACCTTCAAACAAGTTATCAATCTGTGAGGCTATATCGCTAATATCATTAGCGGTACCAATAGCAGATTTAATCCCGTCTACGGCGCTTTTTACAAGCGCAATACCTGCTAAAGTTTCTGCAATCATTGTACTACTTTCGCTTTGGTTGGGGCTTACAAACTGCAGTTATTTTTGACCTGCCTCCGTCTGGTAAAGGGACTGGACGTTGACTAGATAGCCTATGTGCAAAGTACAAACATCTATCCATGTCCTCAAAGACTTGAGTTCTGTCTATTAGTTGAGAATTTAAATAAACTGAAAGGACAAACTCAATCATTTTATTATACGAACTATATAGTTGGAACCATCTGAGTTCTTAGATACTTCTACGGTTTTATTTTCGCAGGAATATCTTACCGTTTGGCTCTTCTTATACAAATTCCTTTCTATCGTTCTTTTAGCTTTTAGGCATTTAGATATTTTTTCAAATGCTGTATGCTCGGATACATCACCGCCCATATACAAAATAAGAGTTATGGTTTTAATGATTTCCATTTCTAATCTTCTCTAGGTTTTCTTCTAGGGCGTTTAATCGCTTTTCATAAAACTCCAATGTTAGCTTCTGCTGTTGGTCATATGGGGCTTTGCCCTCATCTATTTGCGTAGCTAGGTCATCTAACTGATTTGACAAATGCTCAATGAGCATGAACTGTTCACTGTCGGCTGGGAGACTCCCCATCTCACCCCTAGGCCACTTAATGCGAAACTCAGTGTTCTGTCCCAAATCAGCTTCCATCATTGTGATGTTTGTTTCTATCTGATTAAGTCGTTCTATAATACCAAAGTATGCCCATGTTGCTACGCTAGCAGCAGCCACCATGCTTATTATGTTACGTAAGGGTAACGCAACTTCGGTATTCTCGTTCAGCTTTGTAGCCATCACTCAATACCTAGTATCCTAGATAATCCAAATACCTCTAACAGCATGAACGTAAAGAATAGTAAAAGTATGCTACCCGCGATTAATTTACCGCTGAAATTTGTTGACCCGATACGTATAGCAATAAACTCGTTGCCTAATATTCTTAATATCAACTCAAAACTATTTTCAGTGATGCTTACGGCTACAGGTTTTTCTGTATCAGTCATTTTCTTTATCCATTTTAACACAGAAGCAATTGGCATCAGGATTATCAAACCCGTGTTCCGTTATAGATACATGGCAGTGGGAAAGCCATTTATGTGTAGAGTGTACAACAGCTTCCACTTCAAGGAAGTTAGCCGCAATAACACAAAACATAACTACGCCGCTAGTTGACATGGACTGCTCGCATCTATTCCCATCCACTTACTCCATTCAGCATAGTAGTGGCGCATTCCTACTTCGTCATGTATTGTGCCATTTTCATGCCGACCATGTAGGATATTACGGGGTTCGGTACCGGTACGCATTGTTGTGCCTTGTCCGGCAACACCAATCAAATCTTCGTGTAAATTTCTGCCAAATGGCCCCCATATAGAGTTGTGATGCTTTATACGAGTTTGTCGCTCCTCTGGCGTATCTTTTTTAAGGCCGTAGCCCCTAAATTCAATTAATACTTTATTTGGGCCTAGTGGTGTAACGCTGTCACTTCTATATGCGCTACCACGCAAATTAAAATTATATCCAGGAAACAAGTCTACCATGTACCATTGATTTGGTGGTAAATTTGGAAAACTAAGTTCTCCTCTATCCTCAAAGCCATCGTATTCCTCGTAATTTACAGTAAAACTGCTTACATTTACGTGACCATTATCAAACGGAATGTTTTTTCTGGCAAAATACTCGTCATTAAATCCTGATACACGATTAAAATAATGCATAAAATCGTGGTAGAATTCGCTATTGGTATCATGCCAGAGCTTGTAATTAGTATTTATTACGGCTTTGTGGTAGTGAAATACTTCCATTTCTTCCGTATCAATCGCATCAGCAATACAATCAAAAGCACCGCAGGTCCATTCCTCCACTGACATGGTAGGATTGGGGTCTAACGTAATCCAAACCATACCACCATGCTTCACCTCGCAATGTAACTTAGGCTCTGACGTAACTAACGGGGCTGCAAAAGTACCCGAAGGCTGTAGTACGTCATAATTACGATATGCCCTAATTTCCTTACCAGTGTTGTAAGCAAGGATATTCTGACCTGCTATTTGACCGGTTCTAAAATTGCCAGCGTCAGGAAGTTCGCTTTTGTGGAAGCATGGAACCCATACTTTAGAAAATATGTTTTCCACTTCCTGCTCATATAAAGACTGGTCAGAGTAGATTAGTGAATTGATATATTCAACTTTGGGTGTCTTAATCCAGTCTTTATGATTACGTGGCGGCATTATTTGTTCCAATCAAGTACAGTACGATGAAGTTTCCATAGAAAGTTACCAACCTTGGTAAAGGGTTTGCTTAATCCAAGCAAGCCCCAACCTAGGTATCGGATTGCTAATTTTTTCATACTACTTTTTCTTGCTCATGCCACCGCGCATCATTTTTTTAGCAGCAACGCCGCCACCGCGCATTTTCTTCTTAGCCATTTTAGCCATACCGCCGCCTGCCATTTTCTTCTTAGCAACTGCACCACCGCGCATCATCTTTTTTGCCATTTTAGTTTTGCCCCTCATTGCGTAATCTCCTTCTATCTATTACTAGGGAATGAAACACATCCACTGGGAAGTGTTTATAGTAGCCAGACTTCTCCAGACTTAGTGCTGCATCATCTAACTTTGATAATAATTGCACGAATACCATGCAATAGTCAAGTGTGTCATCTGTCACACCCTCTTCAACTAAAAACTCCAGACCTGCTTCCTCTGCACTGTAGTCTGGATGAAACACCATGAGGTGCATATCTACACCGGCTATGGACATGGCTTCGTTTACACCATCACACCACCCGTCTAGATAATCCATATCTGGCAGTTCTTCATTTGCCCACACAACTATATCATAGTCATGTTTGTTGAAGTCTGCAACTTCTTTTGCTAATCCATCCAGTCCTGTATTTATACTGAATACAACTTTATTATCTAGCCATGCTTGTTTGGCATAGGGACACGGTGGTAATCCATTAAGTTTCTTATTAGGTAGTTCAAGAAATTCATGTGACCACTTTCGTATGTCAGCTTCTACTGGATGCATACTACTTGCCAGTGATTTTATTGTACGCCGTTGGACTTGCAGCTTTCAGTGCTCTTAGTCCGGGGTTATCTTTAACAACGCCACCTGCAGCGTACATATGTGGTTTTCCGCCCGAAACACCGCCGCGCATCATTTTAGGTCGACTATTTAAGTTTGTTCCACCACGTTTTTTCTGTTCCATGCCTTGTGAGGCTAAGTATTCTTTAAAAGTTTTTCCTTGTAACATTTTTGGCAACTTAACTCCTGCTGCTTCAGCACGTTTAGCATATTTAAAAAGGGTGGCATCAATAGTCTTGCTTCCTGTAATCTTAGGAGCTACATATTTTTCATAATATTTCTTGTGCAAATCTGCCGGAGCATTTGCTGGATAAGGTTTTGGCAAATCGCTGGATGTATTTTTTGGTTCTTTCTCACGTTTAGTAGAAATTACAGACATATCTACTCCTGCATAACCGCTACTTTTACTAGTCATTTGAAAATTTCCCCTCTTCCATGGCTTTGGATAATTTAATCGCACGTGTGCCAACTTGTGTAGCCCAGCGTGAATCCAGCATTTCTACGGCTGCGGTATTGTAATCACCGTCATAGATAGCCGCCCACATCTTCTTAAATTTGCAAAGACGGGGTACACCCATGTTAAAAGCCATATCCATTACAACTAGCTGTCGCACAGCATCCAGTTCTTCTACGCAGCTATGGGCTCGGCATAATTCTTCTTCAACAATCTCGATATCATTGGTGGCTAAATAAACTGCGTCAGCCTCAGTTATGCCGTATTCATACACGTGGTCTATACTAGGAATATCTAAGTCGTTTAACTCTTCCTGCGTAATTCCACGGTCTTCTAAATTTCTGCCGATACCAATCGTATCAATGCCTAGGGAATCCTTATAAACGTTTAGCACAATACCTTCGTGCTTTATTAGCTTTTCAATGTAATGTGTTCTATCGTATTTCATTTGGCTTTACCCCAGTTAATAATTTCGTCCATGGTACGCCCACAGCCGATGCATCTGATGCGTTCCTTATCTAGTACGCAAATTCCTTTGCAAGGACTTTTACTTTCTTTGTGAGCCACGTGACTTAGGTTCCACAGGGCTATTTGACTCGTGACCCATCCACACAGCAAAAGCCCCCGTCATAGCCCCTACAACCGTCGATACAAATGCAGTTTGCTGGGTCGTTGCACTCGCACCTAGGTCCATGAACCACTGTACCACCTGATAGCTCATCAGTGTCATTGCTAACATCATCAGTCTTGGAAGGATTCGCCATGCTAATATTTTCTCCATTGTATACGTCATTTCTTACCGAAGAACTTTGTTGCCGAGCGGACGCCAAAGCTTGCAGCAACAATAACGCCCAAGCTGTACTGGTACCATTCAGGCATTTGCTCCAATTGTTGAAATCCGTTTGCAACTATTTCTTCCATTCCGGGCACAAAGGCCATAACTAGGGGTATACTAAATAAAACTGTAAGCCACTCATCTTTCCAAGAGTTAGATGACCCCTTGGCCATTTCTAAGTCCCAGTCAATCTCACCAGTAGCTTTTTTCTGCATGACTACAGCTTCAGCTTGTGCCTTAGCTACTTTAGTCTGCGCATTAGCTTTTGTCTGTTCTACTTTGCCTGACATCCATGTGCCAGCAATTTCTGCAATTGGTCCGATTAGTAAGTTTAGCACTTCCACCTTCTCCTTGCTTGACGCAAACGACTATTCGGGTCTTTTGCAGCTTTAGGAAACTTCTTCATCTGTCCAGCAGACCGAGCACAGAACGATTTACGCCGTTTTGCGTCTTTACTGCCCTTTTTAACTTTGCCTGTTACGGCTGTCTTCAGTTTACTGCCTGGATTAGCGCGTCTATGCGCAGCTACGCCCTTAGCAGTCATGCCGGCGCCCGATTTGGTTGGGCGGTAATTTGCACCTTTACCCTTAGTGGTCTTTGGTATTGGTTTGTCCTTACGCGGTGGCACGAGATTTCTTCCTCTTTGTGGTACTTCGCTTCCTACCAGAAGCTGTTACAGACCATTTTACTTTGGATGGCCCAGTTTTCTTAGCGGCTTCCTTTTTAGTTATGCGGCTGGCAACTTTAGCGGGTCTACAAGCTGGATATGGGCGTTTTTTCTTTTCAGAACCGGAACGACCGCATTTTTTGCCTGTTTTTACGTCCCGCCAGTCTTCTTTAAACCACTTTGTCAGTCCGCCTTTAGGTTTAGCCATTACTTATATGTTCCACCACGCTTTTTGTACGTCTTAACAAGCCATGCGTTTGCATAAGCTGATGGATACACTTTAAATTTCTTTTTTGCTTCGGCCTTGACACGTGAGTACAAAGCTTTATTCTTAGGGGTTGCGGCCATTAGGTATTTACTCCCGGTTGTTTAATAGGATTGTGTACACATTTCCATTTTATTTCCGAATCCTCCGGAATCATGGGCATCATGCTGTACACCATTTCATCTACACGCTCTTTACAAACATAGCGTGACTCATATGGTCCTCTAACATCGCCTATTTCCATACAGCCATCTGTCATGGACACAGAACAAATTAATATGAACGCTTCAAACATTAACTTAGCCTTTTTCTAAGGGTTGGAAAAAAGATGGACGGAATTCAACGCTGTAAAAACTCCGCCCACATGATGCCTTAGAGTGGCTATAGCGAACCCCGCAGGAATAAGTACAGCATCAGGTCTTTTACAGTAAATAAATCTCAGCAACCAACGTTTTTAACATCCTCAACACTGGATAAATTTACAAGTGTACATATTGTATCATAATTAATTGCATTTGTGAAGATATTATTATTGACTTTCTTAACGTTACCAGTACATGCTTTAAATGCTGTTGTAATTTGCCTATTTTTTAGGCATATTGTAGAAAGTTTAACTTTATTCATATTTTAGGGGTTGACAGGGGGGTGTAAAAAGCCTATAGTTTGTCTTCCTTTTTCTTTTTTCCCCTTTTTTCTTTTTCCGGAACAACCTAAGATTAGCAAAATATGAAAAGAATAAGAAAAAATTACTTTGATTTTTCTAGATTCATAAGAAGTAGACATAAAAAGTATAAATCTCCAGTGTACGGTTTTGATAATGTGGAGGTGGAAAGAAATGATAAGAAGAATCACCTCAATAAAAATAATAAACCCCATAGCAAAAGAAGCATGGAAAAAGAAATATACAATAATACCAAACAAAAAGAAAATAATACCAAGAAAAAGCAAATACAAACAATAACAAGAATAAAATTACGAAATCCATTCAGCTAGTTTAAGGCGTAAAACCCTTGCTAGCTATTATTTTGCCTAAAAACTGACGTAGGGGGCCGACTCGGTACACCCGCCGCCACTGGTATATAAGTTGAAATTCCCAATTTTGTGTCGTACTCATGTACATGTAACTGGTAAGGGGGGCCTGGCCCATGCGTCCCCGTTAAGCGAACCAGCGCAAGTCGTTGATTTTACTGGGTTTTTCCCATATTGTAATTATATTACTCTGCAGCGAAACAATGTTGCGCCAGGAAGATAGGTTGCGTAACAATATTAGGCTAATCTGCGTGTGCGAGTAATTTTCTTTCGCGCGGCCGCGTATAACGTGATGCAAAAAAGATGCAGGTATAGCGTTTTTGTGTACAAAATAACATCACCCAAATGCCACCCAATGCTTGACACGCGGCCAACGCGTGAT